AAAGATTTAAAAAACCTATTAAAAAAAAATACTATAGCAACAAATAAAATAAAAGAATTAGCAAAAACAAAAAAAAAACAAGAACCAAGTGCACAAACCGGACAAACAACCGGTGGAAAAACCAAAGCAACACCTAGTGGAAAAACCAAAGCATCTCTAAGTGCAAAAACCAAAGCATCTCTAAGTGCAAAAACCAAACCAACACCAAATGCAAAAACCAAAGCAACACCTAGTGGAAAACCCAAAGCAAAATCACTAACAAATAAAAGAACTAATTCTACTACACTTAAAAAAAAATGATAACATAAAGCCACATCACAACTATGTCTCAATTTACACGAACCGAAGTTGAATATACTAACGAAGAAATAACAAAAATAACTAAAAACATTAAAACTTTAAATCGACAAATTGGCAAGCTATATGATAATCAAATCTATACAGCAAATAACATTGTTAGTTATTTTAAAGATGATAATGTTATAGCGGTAAGTGTATATGGTAGAACTCAATGTGGTAAAACAGGTTGTATGATTTCTACAATTCATCAATTTACAGCTAATAATCAAATACCAATTGAAAATATCTATATCATTACAGGATTATCAGATAAACAATGGAAGGCTGATACTATTAATCGTTTTCCTAATATACTAAAATCTCAAATATTGCATCGTCCTAATTTGAATGATAAGTTTATTAATAAAATAAAAAAACAACAAAATGTATTGATAATAATGGATGAAATACAAGTTGCTTCTAAGAACAATCAAACAATAAATAAAATCTTTACAGAATGTGGTTTCTATGATTTAGAATATTTATGTGATAATGATATTAAAATAGTGCAATTTTCCGCAACACCGGATGGAAACATAATTGATTTAAAAGGATGGAAAGAACATTCTAAAACCTTGTATTTACAAACAGGTAAAGGTTATACTGGAACACTTGATTTTTTAATACAAAATAGAATATTTGAATATAAATCACTTGAAACTATTGAGAGCGTTAATGAATTAAAGACTTCAATATTAAGATACAAAAATCCTATGTATCATTTAATAAGAGTTCCGAGTAAAAAGAAAGGAAAACAGACACAAGTAATCTCAAACTTTACAACGATATTTAAAAACGATAGTATTGTCTTTAATACGGATTTTTTAGAAACTGATAAAAAGGATATAAATACAGTGTTAACGATAATACCATCACAACATACAATTATTTTTTACTGCGAAATACTAAGATGTGCCAAAACTCAACATAAGACATATATTGGTATTTCATATGAACGATATACAGATAAAGCAAATGATTCTAGTATAATTCAAGGTGCTATAGGACGTCTAACAGGTTATGATGATAACGGTATTAGTATATGTTATACAAATATTGAGAGTATAAATAATTATGAAAAATTATTGGATAATAATATGAATTATACAGATGTTGTATGGAATACAAATACAACAAGATATATTAAAAAAGAGAATAAATCTATAAGTAAAGGAACATTTAATAGCATTAATAACATTGAACAATTTGAAAATACTGAAGAATCAAATGAACCTATAATCAAAGATTTTGATACTCAAGATAAAATGCTTAAATGGTTTAAAGACAATCTACCAAAAGAAACTTATGGTCGTGGTCCAAATAAAAAGAAAATAGATGATGATGGTTTCTATAGATCAGCAGGTGCTACTCGTAAAGGCAAACATATAATATCAACTATAACAGTGTATAAAGAACGTAAGTCCGGTTTAAATACTAAAAATAAGTTTAGAAGTTATGCGTGTTATAGTGATATAACAAATTCAGAAACATTAGAGTGGTGGTTGATCTATACCAAGATCTAAAGGTATATAATATCCTCACATAATTCGGTTAATAATTCTAAATTATGGCTAACAAATATAAATGTAAAAGTATATTCTTTATACTTTTCTTTTATAATTTCTATAAATAACTTTTGATTATGAGTATCTAAAGCCGATGTAGGTTCGTCCATTAATACAATAGGTCTATTTTTATTTAATATATTACAAATGGTAAATCGTTGTTTTTGTCCTCCACTCATCTTAGTATTTGGTATATCTTTTGTAAAGTCTTTCATTAAATTACTATCACACTGAATATTATTAGTTAATTCTAATAATACAGGTTCTTGTGCTATATATCCAATTACGTCATTATAAAAAAACTCATCATCAATATTTTGTATATTAATATTATTAAAACTAATATTACCTTCATTAACTTTATACATTTTGATTAATAATTTTAATAAAGTGCTTTTACCAATACCAGATTTACCGTAAATACCAAGTTTAGATCCAAATGGTATAGATTTACAAAAGGATTTATATACAACCGTTGTATTATAAGAAAACGTAATATTATTAATGTATATATCGGGTCTAAAATCAGGTATATATTTAATACAATTTGATGAATTATTAGGAATATTTAATACATCGCTAACTCGTTTAATAACACAAGTATTTTTATAAGTATTGGTTATAATATGTCTATATGATTCTAATATACTAATAATTGAATCTATATATAATAATAATTTATGTATAATTACTAAACTTATATTATTACGAATACCATATGATATTATAAAATAAATTATAAATGTATTATATGTATTAGATAATATTAGATCAATACCATAATAAAAGGCTTCTTTAATATTATTAATACCAATTTGATTTTCTAAATCAATATATTTAGTAATTAATGATTTTTCTAAACAGTTAGTTTTATAGCTATCTATTTTATGAATATAATCATCAATATAATTATTTTGTTCTTTAGTCAAGCGATCTTTTTCGTGTATAAACTTATGATAAATGTATTTGTGATACAAATAATTAAATAACAATTGAAAAAAACATAAAATAAATAATAAAATAGTTAAATCATATTGAATATTCATATTATAAAAAATATAAATAGTTGATAAAGATTGTATAGTAGTTCTAACAAATATATTAAGATGTAAAATAAATAAATCACTTAATATATTAGCATCTTTAGTTATTAAATCGATTGTTTCATTTGGATTATTATTATTAAAATATGATAAACATAATGAAGATAATTTAAATAATATTTGTTTTTTTTTTATAGCAGAATGTTTAAACATAATTATGCTAAATAAGAAGCCTCTAATACCACCAAATATATTAGCTAATATTTTATAAAAAATGTAAGATATCATAACATCGTATAAATTATTAGTTTCTGTTAATAAACTTGAAATTAATGTAGCATAATATATAGGAATAAATGAAGAAAAAAATGCGGAAATAGAAGCAGATAATAATCCAATTAAAATGTAAAATATTAACATTTTTAGTTTATACATTTAAAATAAATGACTTCACAATTTAACACATTATCATTAAGTGATACTACGCAATCCAAATTATTAAAATTAAATAGCACAAGCGCAATAGATACTGAAACTTACATTAATATTAATAATTATTATCAAATAGGATCTGTAAATTGTAATTTTGTTATTAAACGAGATAATGAAGAATTGCTAAAAATAGATGATAGTAATATAACTTTTAATGTTAATATTGATTTAAGTAATATAAATGTTAATAATGAAGCAGTATTATATAATACAATTATTGAAAATGATCTACTTATTAATACATCAAATGTAAATATAAATGATGATATTATATTATCATCAAATATTATAGATATAAATAAAACTACATTTTTTAATAGTAATATTCATACTGATACGTTATATGTAAATAATATAGATAATAGATTAGGATGTAATATAATAATTAATAAATTACAATTAAATGAAAGTGTATTTGATAATCCAAAATTATTAAATAGTGTTAATATTATTCGGGATACTTTAGATAGTTCTAATATTATTAATATTAATATTAATAATAATAGTAATTTGGAAAATATATTAAAAGTTGCTAATACCATTACAATAAATAAAAATGGTGAAATAAATATAAAAAACAATATTAATATTAATTCAAATAGTATTTATTTACCATCATTGTCTATTGATAATAAAAATCATCTTACAATAGGTGATATAAAATATCCAGTTAATGTAGTAGATTATGATACAAAAATAAAATGGGAAAATAGTAATAATAGTTTATTACATATATATCGTAAAGATACTTATACAGAATATGATATTATAAAAGATCCTTTGTTATATATAACTGTTGATTATGATCCAAATTGTAATATAATAAAAACAAATTACGATCAAACAGAATTAATATTTAGTAATTTAGAATTAACACTAAGTAGTAATATAACAACTGAGAATTATATAATATATTTAGGTCTTTTACCCCCTGTTCAAAATGCTATATGGTCTTCAAATACCACACCATTGGTTATAGATCCTATAACCAATGATCCGTTTTTAAATACCAGCATAAACTTACATCTTACAAATTATGATTATAATAACTATAGCATTTTTGCAAATGAATGTAAATCAACTTTAAGTAATCTTGAAGATGGTATAACTGAATATGATATAGATGTATATATTGGATTTTATAAAACTGAAGATATCAGACCAATAATTTTAGAAAAAACTAATGAACATAAAGCAGGTCAAGGTTATATTTTTGAAAATAATTTAATAGGATGTAATATCGGATATTACAATATAATTGAAAATAATTATAGTCCTTACAATATACCAGGAGGAACTGAGTCTATTATAATTAATTTTACGATTCATATATTATATGAAAAAAGTGATGATACAGATGTAATGTATTATATTAATACAAATCCAATAATAATAGAATGTCCATTGATAATGCATTGTGAGTTTAATAATAATGATATACTTACATTGAATAGTAATGGATTACTAACAATAAAAGATCTTAATACATTGGAAGCAACTATACCTGATTTAACAATATCAAATATTCATAATGATGTAAGTTTTATGGGTAATGATATAACAAATGTAAATAATTTAGATTTAAATAATATAACAGTTGATACTATAAACGCAACAACAATTACCACAACGGATATATATATAGCAGAAGGTCAAACGATAAAATTTACTGAAATCGATACATCAAACTTTAATTCAACATTTTTTAAATATAATGATATTCGAACTAACTTTTTTAACGAAGTTACACTATGTTATGGACAAATAGAATACGATCTTATAGATACGTATCGTAATAATAATAATATATCAGGATTTCTAATATCAAGTCTTAATAAATTATCAAATACTAATACAAATAATGAAGATATAGCATATTTTGATGGTAATATAAAAATAATAGGTGAATTACAAACAAATAATATAAATACGAATGATACTTTAAGTATAAAAGATCATATTCGTATAACAAATAATGTAATCAGTTTAGGTAAATATTTAGAAACCTCAACGAATAAAAATAAAATATGGTTTGGTAATTATAGTAATTTATTAGATTATTATCAAGATGAAGCTAATATAAATTACACATTTGATACTGCTGTTATATATGCTACTGCAGTACCAGGAAGTGTTAATTTTGATATTTATAAAATTTATTATGATTATTTTACAACATTTTATAAAGATATAGCACCTGCGAAAGACAAAATAAGAGCATATGCTGACAAATATGATATTAATATGTTTGGAAATGTAAGGGTTGCTACAATTAATAATGGAACAATATTATAATTATCTGATTATACTGATATCCATAATATTCCAAAAAATACAATGAATGTATATGGAAATATAAAATGTTGTAAGTCTTTTAGGTTTGATAAAGACACAAATAATAAAGAAATACTTTCAGATACTGCTCTAACAGCAAATGGAGATATAAAAATAGATGGAAATATAAATACTACAAGTAATATAAATTGTGCTGGAAATATAATAAGTACAGGTTTTATTAGCACAGAAGAACATATAGAAGCAAAGAAAGGAGTGCGTAATATATCAGATTCAAGAGTGAAATATGATCTTAAAAAAATAGAAAATGCAGTAGATAAACTTAAATCATTATCAGGATATACATTTAGACGTAAAGATCTTAATGGTATTAAAGATACTGGGTTATTAGCACAAGATGTTAGATCAGTATTACCAGAAGTAGTAAATGAAAATGATGAAGGTATATTAAGTATTGAATATTCTAAAATGATGGGTTTAATAGTAGAAGCAATAAAAGAATTAAATGTTAAAATTGATCTTATAAAATAACATATAAATGCTATTATTATCGCTATAAAAATCGTCATTAGTTAAAGGTATAATTGTGTCATCATCAATAACAATATTATTGTTGTTATCTAAAGCATTGTAATGTCCGCTATTAATACTACCAAAATGATTGATAGCAGAACTTAAGTTTAATTCAATTTTATTCTTATTATCATAAAGAATATTATGACTTAACAGTATATTTTTATTAATATTAACTTTAAAATTAAGTTTTTGTCCTAAATTATTATATCGATTTAATGATATAACTAAATATTTAGGTAATTTATAAAACTTGATATATTTATCTTGTTTGGATTTCTTAAGGCAACATTCGCAATCAATTTCATCTGTAATGTTTTTAGTAAAATATTCTTTTAACATTGATATAATGCTATTACTTAAGTTTAAATTGATAGAATAAAATGTTTCAAATGAATAAGTTTTATTTTTACAATTATGGCATATTAATATTTGTAATAAAACCCCTTGAAAAATATCATTCCATATTGATGTTTTATGATTATTATGTTTAGCAATTTGTTCATAAGCTTTTTTATGTATAATAGATGTAAAAGATTTATTATTATCAATGACATTACCAGTGTTATTGAAAATTTCATTAGATACTAAAGTCCATATTTCTTGTGCATCTAATTGTTGTCTAGGTTGAAATGAAGAAAATGTAGAATATAAATAATTTAAGAAATTATTAGGTTTAATAGTTTTATCATCATAAACCTGCATTAAATGTAATAATTCAAATAATGCTCTAGTAAATGTATTATTTTTAGGTTTATCAAATATACTAATATTAATCTTACAAATATTGATACATTGTAGTAATGAATTAATAGCACAAGTATTACCTAAATTAACAAGTTTATTAACCATTTATAAGATCTATTTTATTTGTTTTCTATATCATTATTATAATAAATGAAGAATATACATAGATTTGATAATAAAAACTTTAGTATTGAAGAATTACGAACATATATTAATAGTAATAAAAAACTATTATCATTGTATAATAATTTACGTAAAATAATATATGTAAATAATGAAGAATATAAACACGTAATTTACGCATCATCAACAAGTTGCGCTAAAATAATATGTGGAATGTTAAATATTTTAGGTTTTTATTCAGCTTACGATAAAGATCATAAATCGCAAATGAAAAGCGATGGTAAATGTTTTACATATTTAACAGCTAATAATGTATACAGAAAACCTTTAAGTAAATCGTTAGTAAAACAAATAAAAAGCACATTTAATGAAAGACCTGATAACATTTTAGGTAAAAATATAAAGATACTTGTAATAGATAAATATTATAAAGAAGGTATAGATCTATTTGATGTAAAGTATATGCATATTTTTTCAAAAATAATTTATGATAATGAAGAAAATCAAATAATAGGAAGAATAAGAAGAACTTGTGGTCATATAGGATTACCGGATGGAACAAAACAGATAATATATTCATATTATCCTACACCTAAGCAAGATATAAGTTTTAGTAAAGAACTAACAAAGATATGTTATTATGCTTCAATAGATTATTTTGAATTACAAGATATTCAAGATTTATTATTTGGTAATTATACGAGGAGTTTAAAAACAAATTTTATATCAAGTAATGGTCTTACGGAAGATGTAATGGATTTTAAGAATAATTTATATGATAAATATTCCGAAATATATAGTAATAATAAATCATCGTGTTATGGTAAGTTTGAACTTACACCAACACAAATAATGATAAAAGATTATTTTCAAACATCTACAGATATTAAAGGTATATTGTGTTGGCATTATGTTGGTTCAGGAAAAACTTGTTTAGGTCTAGGTGTAGCTCGTAATTTTATAGATAAGAAATATTCAGTAATCTGGGTATCACGTAGAACTTTATTAAAAGATATTCAAAAAAATGTGGAATTATGTTATGATAAAGCTAAAATAGACAAAGGTTTGATAGCTGTATCGTATAAAACTTTTACAAATATGTTACAAAATAAAAATAAATATGCTAGAGATAATTTAAACAATACTTTAATAATTATAGACGAAGCACATAAGTTATTTGACGGATCATTATCAAGGTTAGAAGCGCCAAATATAGAAGTATTACGTGAGGCTATAAAACATAAAACGTGTAAATTGATGTTAATGACAGCTACCCCCTATATCCAAGATCCTATACAATTGATAAAAATACTTAATTTAATAACAGAAGAGAAAATGCCGGAAAATATTGAAGATTTTGCGAAAGAATATTTAGAAGATGGAAAAGTATTTAGTTATACTGGTGTTAATAAGTTTGTAAAAAATATTTATAAAAATATAAGTTATTTAGATATGTCAAAAGATAATACCAAGTTTGCTATACAAATTAAAAATGATGTGGTATAAATTAAACATTCTAAAATGGAATATATTATAAAGTGTATTTTAGAAGATATTATAAATAATGTAATAATGTCTTCTAAAATAATAGGCGCTCATATAAATCGTGAAAAAACTTTAAAGAAAAC